GATCAGTAACCCACATAAGAAGAACACAGTCATCAGAAACAACTCCAGAAATATCAAGGTTACAAATATCATCAATCGACATACAATTATAGTGTTGAGTAGCATTTCTACCTTCACCTTTCTTAGAATACGATTTAAAGTACCAGGGTGGGTCTGCATATATTACCTTATATTTTTTGTCCGTCTGTATCATTCGCCTCTGTTTCGATAAGTTTGTTAATAAACCATTTAGCTTTTTCTAAATCTTGTATTGGCTTTTCTTTGTGCTCATATCTCCATAGATATTTCATAGCACTACCTTGTAAATAATATTTAAATCCATCTCCTTGACAAGCCTTGATTGCATCAATGCAACCTATGTCTCCCTTGTTGTAATGAGACAGAAAGTTTACTGGATCTTCATTTCTTTTTGCTTTTATCTTTTTAACTAGTTTAGTCATTTCTTTTACGCTTGTCATTTGATACCCCCATTATATAATAAAATTCTTCTTTAGATTTCTTTGTATCTAACATAGCAAAGTCACATATCAAATCAAAGTCTTCTTCATTATTAAACAACCAATCAATTGCATCTTCTCTAAACTTTATATACTCTTTGTCCCTACCAGTGTAGGCTATGTCTTGCATAGCTTGATCCAATACTGAACGCCATAACACTATCTCATTCTCAATAGGAATATACTCATCCGCTATCGGCTTGGCCGCAAAGTATTGGGGACGTTTCATAAAATTTTATTCCTCTGCTTTAGTACTCTTAGAAAAACTTGTAAGGTTTTTCCATGCCCCTTCATTGGTATAGATAGAACCTAAGAACCCTAATCCTTTTTCCATTTCTGGCTGGAGAGAATGTTGTGCATGCATAGTATCATGTACAGTTCCTGCTACTTCTATTCCGTATTTATGGTTAAGCCAAGACACATCATAAGTTTGATTCTGTGCTACCTTGACTATTGTTTTGTCTTGTAATAAATCTGCCACCTCTTTCCATACAGCTAACTCAGTATGGTAATCGTAAAAGGTTTGTGACTTCTTAGTTATATCTCTGAATGGTACAACCATTGAACGCTTAGGTGATGGAGCAAAACCTATACAAGTAATCTCACCACTAGCTGTCTCAATATCAAATGATAAAGGATTGTCTTCATTGTTTTCTTCTCTACATTCTTTAAAGAATGTTTTAACCTCTTCGTAAGTAGGCTCAATATATATTTCTCTCTCAGTGTTTACAATATCTGCAGTAGTAGATTCTTGCATGGCTTTCTTTAGATCACTAACTACTGTAGGTCTGAATGAATAATTTTTAAGAACTGCAAACGGACTGTATGTTGGCATGATCTTATAAGGTCTGTTTAATTTAGTTTTGTTTGAATAGGTAAGAGCACCACGATATGATCCGACTTTATCTATACTAGTCAATGCCCATAGTCCTAGCCCACCCATAGTAATTATAATGTTAGGGTTGAAGTCATTAATCTCTTTGTATAATCGGTTGATGTCTTGTTCATAGTCTTGTTTTAAAAATCCGTATTGAGAAGGAGAATAGTTTGATTGCCACTCTCCCTCTTTCTTGATAGCCTTATACTCGTTCCGCTTGTGAAAGAAGAACTGAGCATTTTCTTGTGCTGGCTTTAATTGGAATGCATGAGTGATCATAACAGTCTGTGCATCTATACCTGCGAGTGTGCACATGGGATTCAATACTTGCTGTATGCCTCCTGTATTTATCTTGTTAAGTCTAGATTCGGTAGTCGTAGGATATTCTAAAACTATGCAAATAGAATTCCCAGAATCTGGAATCTGCGACTCAACCCGCTTATGTACTGCGTAATCACTCATGCTATCACAACCTATCTATTAATAATCTTTTTAATAGATGCTTGTAATATGTCTTTGTTTTTACCAACCATCTCGTGCTTTACAACACCCGAGAAAGACTGACCGATTGCTTGCTCAAGCAACTCGCCAAAAGATTGATCTTGGTCCATGTCCAAAGCATCTGTTAAGAAACTCTTTAACGACATAGCTGGATTCTTTTGCTTCATAGCATTAGGCGTTGCCCAATACTCTAGTCTTGTTGGTTCTGCATTTGCTATATCAGCCGCATCCAAATCTGATTGGATAACTCCTGTAGCTTTTACATTTATCTTCACTAACGGAGTTTGGTTCTCACCTACTCTGTCTGAACGATAGCTAGTAATTACAAAATCGTAACTACCCTCTGGTAAAGTAACCGTTTGTGGTACTTCATTTGGTGACATACTTAAAAAGTCACCCACGTCTGATCCTGTCATGGTATATACCTCCTATTTTGACATTGGTTTTGACAACTTCTTCTTCGCATTCCCTTGAATTGCATCAAACAATTTCGCAAGATCTAGCTCTGTGTTAGGTTCTAATATATCTAACGCAGGAACTTTAAGATCCATTCGATGATCTGATACAGTTCTTAGAGAACGTTCTGTGCCTTTGCTTGAACTCTTAGTGTCCACTCTACAAACACAGTTAAAGTATCGGCCCAATTTTGTAGATAGCTTTGAGCCAACACTAGTTGGATATGATTTACTCACACCCAAATCCCCTTCCATGTATTGCATGTGTGTTGTCACCACTACATTACACGGAACTTCTGAACCAGTTATATATTGTATGAGGTGTTGCACATCACGTGCCGCTGTTCCCCACTCTGGTTGAGATGGTTGTTCTGTTGGTTTCTTATTATTAAATACTAACGCACTGCGTAATGCTGACTCACCCATAAGAGTAAGACTATCAATCACGAGCACATCATCTTTAGTCCAAGTCTTTACTGAACCAAAGTCTTCATCTCCATCTTTCCAATTAGCAATTAAGTTTGCCCCCTTACGAAAAGCTTCCGCCTTACCGATTGGATCTTTAAGAGTTACATATGATACACGACTCACTCCTTCTGGAGTTAGCAGGTCTGGTAATATAGATAGACCATCATCGTAATCAAGTATACGAAGATTCTTTCCAGCATTAGCTAATGAAGCTAGTGCCGCAGTCTTACCAGATCCGCTGTCGCCTACCAGTAATAGTTTAGTTACATCTGCTGATGTGTGTTCTTTGATGCTTGCCATTTTTATCTCCTGTGTTTGCATTATATCAAATTAATTTCAATCCGTCAATAACTTTATTATGTTACTGCTAAATAAACAATACCTAGCATAACTACTATACTAACTACTGCAAAAAATCTTATCTCATGATTCATAGTTTATCCTTTCACTTTCCACGAGCCGTCTGTGTTATAGCCACTTGGTAACTCATTTGTTTTTTTAAAATTGTTTATCGTTTTATTTATATGATAACCTTCTTCGTTCTTCATAGCCATAAATTTATTTAGATGTTTATTGCTTGGATCTAATTTAAATAGTTCTATTGATAGATAGTCTATAATCTTATGATCCATTGGTGTCTTTAAATACTTACCCATTATTCTAACTCCACTTCTATTTGTAGTTCATCGGTTGGAAATTCAACCACATTATCTTCTTTCCTTAAGTCTTTGTGTACTTCCCTGTTGAAGTCTGCTTCGACTACAGTTGCTCGGCGTGATGGTGCTTCATTACATATGTCTCTAAACTTACAGCCACCATAGTTAGCACAAGCAGTAAAGTCAGCAGGATAATAATTATCTTTAGCATACATATTAGATAAGTCTATCTTATGCATAGCATCTATATACCATTCTTCAATCACCTCATCGTTAACTTTAAATACTGCACGTTCAAAGCGTGTAAAGTTTGCACCAGTTTGTGCCGCCTCTACTATGAAACCAACAACAGGTAGTTTTAATATATGTTTTGCCGCCCATAGATATGCATACACTTGATTGTTAGGTGTGAAGTTTGCAAAGTAATAACTAGTCAAGCCTGTCTTGGTAGTCTTAGTATCTACTACATAGAGTTCATTGTTTAATTCAACAACCTTATCTATGCGACCGGAAAGTCTTTCACCTGTCTTAGCGAAGGGTACTTCAAATCGTTGTTCAAGTGCTGGGTCTCCGTCTGGCATAGTAGCTATCTTGATTGTGTCCTCCCAAAATTCTTCAGCTCGCCACACAATAGCACGCATGGTAGCCTCAAGCCCACGGGCTTTGTCTTCGGTACGTAATAGTTCTTCGCCAAATTCAAACAGTATTAACTTGATAGCATTCTTTACCGACTCATCTTTTGACTTGCCTTCAAATCTGCCACGATCTAATTCTTCGAAGCCTTCATGAACTGCTGAACCAAAGCCAGTAGCTGATGAGTATTGCTTAGACTTATAACCTAATAAGTTCTGATAGTTATAGTAGCGGGGGCACGATGAAAATGCCGACAAGCTAGAGGTATCCCATACCATTTGCTTTGCTGTCCCGTTGTTTTGCCACACATATTTAGGAAAGTGTGGTGCTTCTATGTATCCCATTCCGCTGTCCATATATTACTCCTTGTACATTTTATTTATTATTGCTTCGTTGTCTGCATTATTTTTATGCCAAGCACACAAGTTTGCCGCAATGGTTCTGCGTTCGCCATCACCCTTGAAAGGATAGACCATATGTTGTAACCAAATAGGAAAGATGAATAGCTTACCTACCTCGGGTTTAATAGTGCAAGTGGTTGGTGGTTTTAACATTGGATTATCTAACGAAGATGTTTTTCCATAGTTAAAAGCAAGATAGCCATCTGAATTACCAGACGCACCAAATAGATTATAGTTACCATCATTCGGACTGTTCTGTTTGGTTATCTGCTCGGGTACTTTAGTCCAAGTAGTTGCCGCTAGTCCAGTGAGGGCAGGTACACTGTGGTCGTGGATAGGATTGTAATCTCCTGCATAACTATGTACTGACCACATCTCATCTACACCTACCTCCATTTTATCTGGAAACAATTTACTTGATCCAATTCTTTTTACAAAATGTTTGATGTATTCTTTACCAAGTTGATTAATAGTTTGAGTGAAGTGTATAACTTTCTCATGTTCAGCATTCATAGTTAACTGTTGTCCATGTTGTATCTGCCCCACTAAATTACTTGAGTGATCTTTCCTGTCCTCTGCTACCATGAGATCATCTAAATAAGCATTAAGATTGTCTACCATTGACATAGGTATTTGTGCTTCCATAAGTATTACTTGAGGAAGTTCGTGCATTCTTAATTTTATTTCATGTTGTTCCATTATCTTTTCCCATATAGCTTAGTCCATGACCAACTGTTTAGTTTGCCAGAGTACTTGTTAATTAATACTAACAGTTTCTTCTTCATCATGCGTCCTTCAAGATCATAGCTAATGGGTCTTGATCAAACTGCTTAGGCTTAGTGCGTGCCGCTTTGGCAGTGATTCTCTTGCCAGCTTTCTCGGCGGCTTTTATATTGACCCGTGTGTTTCTAAGGTAGGCAATGATTGTCTCTATGCCCTTATCATCTTGAGCTAGATCGATTGGATCCATCTCTAGATATTCAGTAGGTACTGTTAGTTCTTCATTCGACATGTTGTTGCTCCGCTCTTTGTTTATCATCAAGTTCATTGGGTGATTCTACTGCCATGACTACTGCGTCTGGTATAGTCTTCAAGGTTTCTTTAAATACATTAGAGTCATATTGATTGATATCTTTGTTGTACTCAAGACTCTCGAGCAAAGCAGGTAGCTTTGATTCTGCGTCTGCCTTATCGTAAGCCTCAACCTCCCAGTGTTTGGTGTGCATGTGTCCTGTTACGACATTAAATTTTTTCTTAGGTATTAGCATATTTTTTCTCCTTTTTCTCTCGTCTCGTTGCCTAATAGATTCTTTGTATGAAAGTTCTAATAGTTTGTTTTCATTGTTCCAATAGTCATGGAACTTCATTAGTGTATAGTCTCTTCGGGGTCTGGTACTATCCTCACTCCTGAAATAGAAGTAAAGTCAAGCGGGTCTACCACTGTACCACTCTTCATCATCTCATCAATCAGAGGTCCGAGTTCTGCTATGTTAGCAACCGAGCCACCAAATATTTTGAGTGCCCCTGCTGTACCTACTGACATCATAATCATACGAAGACTAACTTCAAGTAATGCCCCCATCAAAACTCCTGTAGGATATTGTTTTGAAATATCTAACAAAGGTTCTTTAAGTTCATTGACACAGTTCTCAAATTCTTTTTTTAAATCATCATGCATTGCTGTCACCTGTTTTAACTATAGTAAAGTTGAGGGCTGAGGGTTTGACTTTAGTATTCTTGATAAAGGTTTTGTCAATCTTGTTTAACAAATCTCGTACCCTTCTCATGTCGTCTATCTTGTGTGATGAAACAATAATGTTTCTGTTTCGGTCACTCTCTAAATGATATACTTCTGTCATAGTTCTTCTCCTGTTTGCTCGTTAATTAACTCAAGTTGTTTTGTTTCCATTGAGTGTGTTATACGCACAACATCTTTGTCATGCACAATTCTTAGTAAGTCATACTTACCCGCATCTATATCAACTTCATTCTTCATCTGCTCTTTGAAGGCTCTGATGTATCTAGCGAAACGCATAGCCAAAGCAAAAGGTTTGTTAGTCTTGATACAGATAGAGGGTGACTCTTCTTCTGTTTCGTCTAAGTATTTCTTAGCCTTTTCCAAAGCGTTTGAGATATCTATCTGTTGGAATAGGTTGTAGGTTCTCGGATTGTAAGCCATTTGCATTCTCCTGTTGGTATTCATAATCATCTGTGTCATCAAAGATCCCTCGTGCCGAGCTATCATTATAGATATCCTCTGAGTGATCATCGAATCCGTCTAGAACAAAGTCCCCATCATCGGGAATCCATTCAGTTTTTTTAGTCTTCTTATTATATTTACTTACCATTGTGACCTCCAAAGTCTAGATAGGAAGCAGTTATTCCTATGATTAAAAATCCAAGCCATAGTATAGCTAGGGGGTTGGGTAACGATACTACTGCTGTTATCGTTAGTAATAGGTAGAATCCTTTAGTGGCAAGCCACACATATCCTTTACCAAGTTCTTCCATATTTCCATTCCTTTATGTTGTCCTCAATAATAATGTAGTTATCGGATAGGTTTACATCTGTCTCATCAGTGTGGATATAGATAGTAGATTCTATATCACCTGGCATGAGTTTTATTTGGACAGGAACATATCCTGCACCAATCTCTATTGCGTCTGTCAATTTGAATACTTCTTCATTGACTTCGTATAGTTCTCCTTTAATACTGTAGCCATTCTCTTTTGGTATTACAATAGGGAATGAGCCGTCAGCATAATCTAGTATATCAAAGTTGGGGGCAGTATGGTACTCGCCCTTATACTTTTGTCCGTCAAGTATGCCATTCAATCTGTGCCCCCTCTTTAGTGTGCCATATACAAATAAGTTATTAACCATTTAAGTATATGCCTTTAAACTGTGCGTGTTTGTATGCCCACATAGCTTTTAGTTCTGCTGTTGGTGCATATCTTTTTATCTTATCTAAGGCTTTGTCTCTGCGTTCTATTGTCAGTCTGTACTTATTGTATGGGTGATCATTTGTCCATGTCATGTATAGTCTCCTTAAGTATGTCTAGTATGGCAGGGTTATCTCTAAAGACTCCCATCAACCAGTTGGTTATGGTGTTAGCTACTTGTTCTTCTGCGTCATCATCTTTCAATGCCCCTCCGTCAGAGTTAAGAGAAGATAAGTATATCACTGCGTGAATTATCTCATGCAATAAAGTGTTGGCATAATCAATGCCACTAATTTCTTTTTGTATTTCTATTTTGTTTTCCCTTGATAGGTATTGGCCAAAGCAATCGGTATTGTTCTTCTTGAATGAAGGATCAGTTCTCTCTATGTGTATGTCAGCAAAGCCTACCTTAACTTTGGTTAGCTCATTATTTTTATTAGATCTTTTTATCATGATGAATTACTTTCTCTTATTGCTGTGTCCAAATCAAAGTACTCTCTAATCAGAGATAGTTTAAAGTCTATGGTCACTTTGTCCAAAAGACTATTATACTTTATTTTTGGTGTCTTGTCAAATGATTTTTTTGCTTCGACAGTTAGTTGTTCGTGCATTTTTCGGGGCATGATAAGGACTCTACGCCCCCATGTTTTTGCTATAACATCACAGCTACTCTTGTAATGATGATTGATGTAGTGTTTATCATCTATCGCTCTGCTTTTCCACCTACGAAAGTAATAGATAGGGGCATTGGTTTCTTGTACCTGTTTACATAAGGCTCTCTTACTTGTACCCTCTCGTACACAGTCTCTTTGCGGATCGCCATACTCATCTTCGTAGTGGTCATAGACAGGTGCCACAAATCTAATCTGTTGTGCCTTAGCAAAGTATCTATCTAAATAAAATTTAGCCATGTCATTTCTCCTTATTCATATAGGTTATTGATTTAACTACTGGGGTTTTGTAACTCCTGTTAACATGTTTCTTAGCATGTTCGTAGGTGTAGGTACAAACCTCTTCGTACTCCATTGTTTTGTCATTGGATTGTTGATAGCCTACTAGGTATCGGTGTAGTTCTCCGCCTTGTGTATCATTAGGGATATACACAGATACCATTCTATCACCAGCCATAATTGTACTCACCCTCATCATCAATCCAACAGTCTGAGTCTCGGTGTTGATCTCGCCACTCATCATTGTTATCTTCTATCAAGTCATTGAGTACAGTCACTTGTGCCTGTCCATACTTGGCAACAAAAGTTTCTCGGGCTTGTTCCAAAGATATATTTCTGTCTGCCATTTCGTCAATCAAATGCCAAGAGTATTCTTGCATTTCCATTAACCAGTTTTTTACTCCGCTCATATTATTCTCCTTATGTTAGTAAATTATAAAATACATCGTACCACATCTCCCAAATCAGAAAGTCTGCTAAAGGCTCTGCTATTGTAAAAAGTACATCTATCATTGTTCTGTCCTCTCTAGCTTATACACTATGACAGGTATTGTGTCAATGGTATTTATTATTTCGGGCATTTCTTGTGTGTTAGTATGTACCTCATAAGTATCTTTGCGTACCTCTAAGGTGACACCAATTATAGCAATCAATCCCCACCCCCATACAATGCCGATAAAGAACATTGCAATCATATATTTTTTACTCATATCCACGCCCACAAAGTACTTAGTATTGTGAAAGTTATTATAAAGGCTATCGCCCATTCATCATTGTTCATAGTTTTATTCTCCTAAGTTGCGGGGGTAGTAAGGTATAATCAGCTAACGATTACTCGCTTGGTAATTTATCCTTGCCCCCCTGATTTCATCTAACCGATAGGCTCGTAGTTAGTTATCGGCTTTCAACATACTCACCGATAAGTTGTGAGAAAACAAACACATAAACCTTTCTCACTTCAGTTCTCTTTGGCTCTTATCTCCTGTACAGTTCGACTTTTTTCACTCGACCAAATGTGTTTACTGAATACTGTATTATATCATATTGATATTTAATTGCAATAGTTATTTACACTACTGAACACCGCTGAAACACCGATTGAACACTAAACGTCACGATTTCGGGGTGACCCACCCATACACCCTTATAATATACGATTAAATATATATATATATTTACTATATATAGTATATATAGTTAGGCGTAGCATACTAGAGGCTTTGGATACCCCTAGTATGGTATTCGTTGCGTGTCGTGTTCTGTCGGTGTTCATTCGGTGTTATACTATTTGTTGCCTTTGTTGTCGTCAAGATTTGACAGGCTGTAAATCCACTCGGCTGTACCGATAGGATTCATTTCAACACAATCAAGTATATCTTCTTGAGTTGCCCCCAAGAAGTCTGCGTCAGTCAATTTCCAATCGTTATTAGGTTGGGCTAGGTCTACTGATGTTTCGGCATATGTTCTGCCATATCTATCCTTTGGCGAATCCTTATCCCAATCCCAATTACTGTTGATTGAGTTGTCAAAGTATGCGTCATCATAGAAACCATAGTTTCCATAGTTTCCATAGCCATTGGACTTTCCCACAGTGGGAACTTTCTTGCCCTTGTTGATATCATAGTTGAAGCCTACGCCACGATTGATTGAATAGGTATTTGATACCCACCCTACACCCTGTACTTCCTTGCCTTGTTGGGGATTGACAATAGTAAACTCTTTGGTCTTGCCATCGAGGAATACCATTTTGTCAGTACCGATTGTCTCGGCTAACATGTCTTGCCATTCAACATTGTAAAGCATAGCAGGATTGTGAGCCAGTTGCGGTCGCAATATCCACTTGATAAATTGGTGAGTGTCTGATTTGTTGGCGTCAATCATTGGGGTAGGTAATCTTGCCCCATTATGCATTACCCATATATCTCGACCATGTTCCTTAGCATTGAGAACTTGGAATGGGTGAGATAGTGAGCGAGTTGTTTCCCCCTCGGTGGTAAATCTGAAATGAATACCCATTGGTGTATTCAAATCCTTGTAGATATCCCATACCTTGTTGATATCTTTGAATGACTTGGGTACAAT